AGATTTATAGGAAAGTTAGCTCCCTTTGCTACTGCCGCTGCTGTAGCATTTGATATATATACCGTATCTAATGTGATGAATAAAGCAATATTTGGGACATACGAATTTTTTAGAGGAGTAACGTCTCACGTAGCTGAGACAATGAATGCTACAGAATTCGGAGGCAGATTATATTCGGCATACATGACACAGCAAGCCGCAACGGAAAGACAACGTGCACTACAGGCAATGCAGAATATAGGAGTAAATGCAAGAATGTATATGGGGAACGAAGCAGGAATAATGCATGGTCTTGTCAGAAGATAAATGAAGGTACCAGTATTATATAGCTCATTTAACATAGAAGAATTAAGATTTATTGTAAAAAATTTACATATGCCACCAGAGGAGATAAGTGAATACCTTCATGGAAGGCATAAAGTTTCTACTATTAGGAGTATAGTTAAAAGATTAAATGAATTTTTAATAACTGGAGACTATACAAATGCATATGACATAGAAGTTGAATTGTTATCGTGGTATTTGGATGACAATACAATAGCTAAAGAAAGAACGGATATAAATGACAAAAACCTATCATCTATAAGGTTCGTAGATAAAAGAATATTTAAAGGACTTACGAAACGAGATATAGAAAAATATTACAAAATATTTTCTAATCCAGTACGTTGGGCTGAACATATTCTACGTGATCCGAAAAACCCTAACAAACCATTAAGATTAAGACCCTGGCAAAAAGAAGTCTTAATGGCAATGAAATTAAACGATAAAGTATCGTTACGTATCGCTAGAAGGTGTGGTAAGTCTGTTACGTTAGCAGTTTTTTCGTTGTGGAAAGCAAGTACTACTGAAGCTGTTAACATAGTGCTTATTACGCCTTACGAGTCTCAGGTACGGGTTTTGTGGGAAATGATAGGTAATATGATACATGATTCCGATATAATAAGCTCTTCCATAACTGTATTTAGAAGACGCTCTCCATACGAAATAAAGTTCAAGAATGGCAGTACTATAAGAGGGTTTACTACTGCTGAAAGAAGCACAAAAGGTACTACAGTTAGGGGTGCGGATGCAGATATAATGATACTTGATGAGGTGGATTATATGAGTGACGAAACTCTTGGTGCTATTCTTGCATTGACATCTGGTGCCGAACAGATGCAACTTATAGTATCTTCTACTCCATCTGGTAAACGTGGATTCTTTTATGATACACAAACAAAACCTGAATTAGGATTTTGGGTCAAACATTTAACAGTACATGAAGCCAACCCTAATTGGTCAAGAGAAAGAGATTTGTTCTATAGAAAGTTACATGCTAAAAATCCATGGATATACGAAAGAGAATATCTTGCTAGTTTTAGCGATGAAGTAGAAGGTGTATTCTCTCATAAGTTTATAGACGCTGCTATTAAAAAATATTCATATAGAGATATAATTCCTAAGAAAGAAAGTATATATATAATAGGGATAGACTGGAATACGCCACAAAATGGAGATAGAATTGTAGTTTTGGAACGGGACAATAAGAAGAAGAAATTCAGAGTGGTAGCGCATGAGATAGTAATGGAAGAGAGGTATAAGAACCAAGAAAGCATGAAGAGAATAATTGCATTGTACGATAAATTTCGTCCGAAGTATATATATGTAGATAAAGGATATGGTGATGTAGCTGTTGAAGATCTAATGTTGTTGTCAAAACAGAGAGGAATGGATCTACATAAAAAATTGGTGATTATAGATTTCTCAAAACCAGTTGAGATATGGAGTCCGACGAGAAAAATTCTTGTCAAGAAGCATCCTAAACCATTAATGGTAGATTTTCTAGCTAGAGTGTTAGCCGAGAACATATTAGAGATACCAGAAGAGGAGAATGAGATTGGACGTATTGTAGACGAGTTAAGAGAATTTAAAAGAAAAAAGTCTACTAGTCATATTCCAGTTTTCGAAGATGAAAATTGTCACTCAGTTACGGCGTTAATGTTGGCAGTATACGGATACATGGATAATTTTAGTATATTTTCTCCTAGACATAGAACAGGTATGGTAAATCCTTTCAAGACCTTAAGATTTAAATATATAGATTCAGATTCAGAAGTAGATAGGGAAATAAATACGGCAGAGAGTAGCACATTGATACCTGGAGTGGAGAAACGCGGACCAATGATGAAGGATATCGTAGAAGAGGAAGGAATATACGATTACGAGTATCGTATAGATCCTGGTCCAGATTCTAAGAAAAGGAATTATGATAGTTTTGACGAAATATTGCACGATAAACATAAAAATAACATTTTTAGAAAACGTAATTTTGTAGGCAGAAGACGTATAAGACGATCATTTAGGAGGTTTTAGTGAATAAAAATATACATGACATTACAAAACGACCTATAATAGAATGGATACAGAAACAAATAAGTATAACTGACTACGGAAGCGCAGAAAAAGAACAACAAGAACGAGTTGAAAAGTTCGAAAGTGAGATAGATAGTAATCTAGATAAATTACTGGATCTATTATCCTCTCTCAAAGAGAAAGCTTCCAAAATAAATAACCTATTTTCAGAAGCATTTAAACATATTAAGACCGATAACGGAGAAACATTTGAAGACTATAAGAAGGCAAAAGAATTAATAGGAGAATCAGTTATAGATCCATATGAAGTAGTTTACCATTCGATAGTAGATAATAAAGTGTACATTAAATTAAACAAGAAAAGTTACGATAGTGAGTGTAATATTAGAAGTTCAAGGGTTACCGAATGCCAGTATTCGAATCTGGATGAAGCCTTAAAGAATAGCTCCACGGTAGACGTATTTAAGTTAGTATTCTTATATGTTATAGAATACGCTTTATATTTGGTGCTTAAAGTATTATTATCGTTAGCAAAGTGGCCTATTAGCGGACTCGTTATGTCAGTTGCGGCGCCATTGATCAAAGTATTCTACGTGCTGAAGGAAAAGTTACCGTTTGATATAGGACTTGAACTTAACGTTCCAGACAGAGTATTTCAAGAATGTAGATATAAGGTACCGATAAAAGGATGGATATCTGTTCCCGTACCTGTGTATTTACAGAAGAAGTGCTGGGACAAAAGAGAATATAAATGGGATGACGAAAAGGAAGATATTGTTCCATTAGAAGAATCCGATTTAATAAAGGGAATGGAAACAGAATTCAATGATATGCTATATAATACCTTTCATTATGGTCCTCCAGCTAGGTGTAGACAACGTGCTCTTGGTATAATATCAAGATTTAAGAATAAAGTGAACGGAGAATTAGACAATGAGGCATACTCTGCTGGATTGTCATTATATGATATATTCAGATTTGGAGAAAAATTATTAAACCATTCCGAAAAGGCGTTAGATCCAATCGCAAAAGGATATTCTCCTAAGAATAGATTAGGAGGATATTCTACGTCTACAGATCATTTAATCGCCGCAGATTTCTATGAGCTTATGAAAAGATTGGACAATTTGTTTAATAAAATAGAAAAGACTTTACATTATCTAATGAAGGATAAAGCTGTAGCATGTTGTCTTATTAGAAATTTACTTTCGTCTATGCTAGCTACACACGGACAGTATCCGAGTAAAGAAGCTATCAATAAGCTTAGAAACATATTGAGGTCCGTAAGACTTATAGTTAGAGGTGTTATAAATCTTGAAAAGATGACGATGAATATATCGTTACCGAATCTTACTGAAATTCTTCAAGAATTCCTTCTAGCAGTCGTTGCGGCATTAGTGTCGGCATTAACGGTAGTACTACAAGCAGTTAAAGCTTCAGATCCATTTATCAAACTTTTGTACAGAATGAAATTTACGAAAAATGATCAGATATCGAGAGTATTACGCGAATGTCTTGCGTGGAACAATTTCGTTAGCTGGATAATAGATGCGTATAGCCATATGTATGATACTATAACTAAACTTGCTAGAGATGCTCTTGTGTGGGTTCTTCATAAAACAAAGATAGCAGATAATTCTGCTGATATGATTATAAGGATTATAAAGCTTACGTATCTGTCAGATATCCTTCAAAAACTAGATAAACTATTAGGCCTAGTGTATCTGGATCCTGCACTTTCTAATATAGAATTCTTAATTAATTGTATAGATACAAATACATTGAAAGATATAAAGGAAGCAGGACAAACGGGTTCCTTAACAGATAGCGATGATAGGGATAGATACAAAGAACTAACAGATGAAGAACTGAAACAGTATATAGATGAAAAGGCTAAAACTGAACCAATTGTATCAGCATTAAAGGAAGCAGGTTTTTCAGATGAGGAGATAGTTAGCATGTTTAATCGAGACCCGCGGACTGGTGCAGTTGTTTCTAAGGAAAGTATTGATTATAATATAGATGATATACTTGACGTATTTGGAGAATGTGGAGCGTCTGCTTCTGTAGAAGAATATAGAAAACTTATGGAGGAATAAATGGGTAAATTAACAGATATGATGTTTTCAGTTAATGAGGACAAAAACAGAGTCAAAGAGAAGAAGAAAGTTCTTCTAAAGAGATTAGAATTTGGATCATTATATAATAGAGAGCTTAATCAGAATCTTGGTATCTATACAGAGTACTATGGACTTCCAAGAAATTCATATAATAGGGAAAAGAAATGGTTTATTCATTATCCTCCTAAGGGTTTAGTAGATGTGCCCTATATGTATTATAATGACTCTATAATTAGAAGAGCAACCGATATGGTAGTAGAAACTGCATTGATAAATGGAGTAGGTCTTAGTTCCAGGAATAAGAAATATTTAGAAGCCGTTAAAAAAGAATTAGAACATATTTGCAATAATTCAGATACTGTATTTGAAGTGTTCTTCAAGAATGTATTAACTCACGTAGCTACTTTTAACAATGTATTTATAAGAAAATTACGAGTACCTACAGACGATGCCTCTAAGATATATGTGGACGGAAAGCCTGTAGATAAAATAGCTGGAATAGAGATAATTACTCCTACCAATATTGCAATAGTTACCGATAAAAAGGGTAATGTATTATTCTACCATCCTGTACGAGAAGTCAGAGTAGGAAAGGAAAGAGTAAGTTATGTAGTAGATTATGATACTAAAATACCAAAGGAAGATATTATACATATTAAGTTTGGTGGTATCTCTACTCTTATGTGGGCGATTCCGTCGCTGTTAGCAGTTATGGATGATGTCGTTATATTAAGAAGAATAGAAGAAGACGTATATAATCTATTGTTCCAGCATATTGTTCCGTTATATCATCTGCAATTGTCAACAGAAGGAATGGATATGTTAGAAGCAGAAGCACAAGTGGATAAGATGTATGATACTGTTGAGGATAAAGTTAGTCACGGCGCATTAATAACGACAGATGCATGGACGTTGAAAGTAATAGATCAAGGTAATTCAAGAATACCCAATGTGATAGAATATCTTGAGTATTTCAAAACGAGAGTATATACAGGATTAGGATTGTCGGCTATATCTTTCGGAGAAGCAGCAACTGCAAATAGAGCAACAGGAACTATTGTAGCGAGAAATCTAGTTATGATAGCGAAAAGTCTCTTAAATACGGTTAAATTATATTTGGATCATTTTCTGCTGAAAGAGATACTTATTCAAACGAAAATGGTAAAGAAGGAAATAAATGATGAAAACAAAGTAGAAATATACATTCCAGAAATAGACATTGAATGGAGACAGAGTATCGAAAACCACGGATTGGTACTGTTACAAGCTAATGGTATAACTATAGATGAGTTCAGGAAAGAATACTTAGGCAAGTTACCATACTCAGATAATGACTTATGGAAAACATATACATACATGTTTAAATTGCCACAGTCAGTATCAATTGCTAGAGACGAATCGTTATCTGAGTTTTTGCAGACACAACAGATGCCAAGAAATCAATATGGAGCAAAAGAAGCGCCGGGAAGGAAAGCAGACGAAATCACTTTAGAGGAGCTCAAATTCCAGGATGTCTTAAATGATGAAGCTAGAAAGTTCCTTGACTCTCTTAATGTATATCACGCCGCTAGCGTGTTTAAAGGTATAGTGTTACCGTTAATGGACGACGTATTGGCAGGTAATAACGCATCATATTCTAAGGTTAAAACTGCTCTAAAACATTACTTAATAGCGTATTCTTCAGTAGTTATCAAGAAGGCAATACATGATGTTGTTACAGAATACGAAGGCAAAAATCCTAAAGTAGATAAGCTGACACACGCAGACGTATTAAAGTTACTTAAAAATAAACTCTTCAGTGTAATAGACGAATCAGTAAAAAACATTAGAGAAGTCGTAAATGACGACGAAAAATATCAGACATTCGTAGACAAAGAACGCAGAATATTACTAAATATGGAGATTCTTGCTAGAACAGAATTAGTGCGTGTGTATTGCGCCACAAAATTATATGCATATAACATGATGGGATACAATAAAGCAAAAATAAAGTTCATTATAGACAATATAGATCATAGTGGCGAAAAGACTATAATATCGCTGAGAGACAAACATTATGTTCTTACTCCATGGAAATGGCATCCTAACGCAGTAAGGGATGTAATTCCTATGTAGAATTTTGACATATAAAGAGTTCCATGTATACTATTGATATTCAAGTGATTACATATACGTTAGACGGTATTTACTTGCTAGACAAGTATTTATATGTTATACTACAATAGAAATGTATAGGAGGAGCTATGAATAGAATAGTGCTCGTTGATAAGGTAGCTACAATAGAGTTACCTCAATATGATAATTCTTTATATGCATCTGATAGGATTATTATAGAACTGAGTGCTACGCATACTGGATTTGTTAACAAAAACTTCTATTGGTATGATACAGAGACTGTAAAAGAAAGAGCAAATACATTTCTACATCCATATCCAAAACCACTCGTAATATCCCATGAATGGGAAAATCCTGTTACTACAGTAGGTAGAGTAATAGGGATTGAATTTGTGAGTCTTCCAAAGCTGGAAAAAGATGATTTATATTCTCCTGAGGGAGTACTTAAAGTATTTGCAGAAGTTACAGATCCAGAAGCTATAAAAAGAGTTTTAGATAGGAGATTTCTTACAGTTAGTATAGGAGCTGAAGGTTCTGCATATTGTTCTATATGCGGAGAAAAATTGTCTAGTGATCCATTTGAACATGAACATGTAAGGGGGAAGAAGTACGACGGAAAACTTGCGTATTGGATCATAAAGGGTGACTTAGAATACACACAAGTAGCATTTGTAAATACCCCTGCTGACTCTTACGCGAAAGTAGAAAAAGTGTTATCAGAATCTCAATATGCAGAATTAATTCAAAAATCAGGGTATAACGATAGTGTGACAAGAGGGAACAGAATATTCTTGTTTGATGTATATCAAAAAGGGAGGTTAGATATGGGAGATAAAGAAAAGGATAAAGATGTCTACATGGAGGACTTCTCAGATCTCGAACTATCTGAGGAAGATATTAACTCGCTTGGGGAATTATCAGATGAATTTCTTAAGGAGGTAGAAAAGACATCAGATGAGTTCGAAATTGAAATTGACGAGGAGGAACTTGAGGATTCTACGGAAGAGGATAAGAAACTTCCTCCTGCCGGTTCTAAAGCTAGAAAGAAAATGAAAACAGTTTTTTGTGGTCCTAACAAAACATTTCCTATTCCAGATTGTAAGCACGCTGCAGTTGCTCTTGCTATGTTGAACTGGCCTAAAGTTAAAAAGAAATATAGCGCTAGCGTTAGAGCAAGAATAAGAGCGTGCGTAATGAGGAGAGCTAAAGCACTTGGATGCAAAATGGCGAAGAAGAAAAAGGATTCTGTAGATGAAAACACCACAGCTCAGGAAACAATGCATAAGAAACATATTACTGACGAGAACACGATAAGAGATATAGTAAAAGGAGTATACGAGGATACTATTAAAGAACACAAGCAACGTCTTGAGAAGCTCGAACAAGCCAGTAAGGAACTTTTGGTTAGGTTAGAGAAGATTGAGGAAGAGCTCAAAAATATAGCAAATATGAAAGATGAAGATCTAGTTGATACAATTTCAAGTCTCACAACTGACAATGTTAACCTCAATAATAAAGTGGAGCTTCTGGCAAAGAAGCTATATACTACTATGTCAATTCTGTTAGGTGATTTAGAACAGAAGGACAATTTCAAGTTCAATGATTATGTAGAAGATATAACGGCGGAGCTATCTCTCCCAGAGGTAATGGAAAAGATAAAAGATATGGAAGAGGCTATTAATAAGAAGATAACTTCCAAAAAGAAAACTGCAAAACAGGATCTAGAAGACAACGAAGTTCAAACTCCTGGAGCGAAAGCAGTTTTAGAATTCTTCAACATGATTGACGGAAATAAAACAAAGGATTAAAAGGGAGGTAAGATATGATTAAGGATCTTTACGGACACACGACAAGCATGCCATTCAGAGATGCTCCTGATAAGTTTAAGAGTTCAAGGCTTAGAGGGCAGATACATGCAGGGGAAGAGCCTACTGACGTTTTCTATCCACTAAAGGCTCTTCCTATAGCTTTCTTGGATGTGGAAACACAGGATCCGGTAGTGATTGCAAAAGGAACAATTGTGTCTGCTTGGGGGCATTTTACTGAGAATACTCATATTCCAGTTCCTGCTTCTTCTGGAACTATTCCTGTTTATGAGGCTGTGGGAAATGGGACTATGAATGTTAATATTGATACATCTTTCTGGGGATATCCAGATGCAATAGCTGCTCTTTTAGTGCCGGCTAATGGCGGTACGGCTGTTACTCTCGACTACTCCCAGTATGATATTGACTTTGGTACTTATGATATTGAGGGTAACAAAGTTACTGCCAGTACTTCTGGGCTTGTTGTACCGGCCAATATTCCTATTGGTATTGTAGTGCAGGACGTATACTCTGATTTCAGAGGCAAGTATCTTAACTACTATAACCCTTTCAACAAGCCAATAGGCATTCTGAGAAAGGCATACATAAATATACCATTTGTTGCAACCGATAAATTCAATGATGAGTACAGTGCAACCTTCACAGATGATGCAATCTATGGTAATCTGTGGAAAGTATACGCATTTATATATGATGAATCAACCGACCTTACTCCTGGAGCATTTGTTAAATCCGACACACATGGAAAGTTTATCGTAGAAAGTGATAATACTAGCGCAAATAGGACAATTCAGACTGTTGGTAGGATTTATACAGTTGATAGCAGGTTCCCAAAGGGATTACTGGAATACGTGGATACGTATCCTGGTTCAATGGTTACCGGTACAGATACTGGCGGTCTCCCAGATATGCTCTTTGTTTTCGCCCATCAGGCGATATATTACGCAACAGGTTCAACTCCATCTATTCAGGACGTTGTTAATGCGGTGAAAGCTGGTATCTTCGGAATTGCAAACATTCAGGTAGATGTATAAGTTGAATATAGGTACGAAGGAGGATAACAATGAATAAGATTAAATTTATAGATGAAAGATCCCCACTCACGGGAACCGACAAGGTTAAATTTGACACAATTCTTAGAGCATTTAAGGAAGACGGTTTTACAATAATTGCTAATGATGAAGGCGAGAGGTCAACTAGGCTGAAGATAAATGATGTTCTTATGACCCCAGATTTTGCTAGATTTATACCAAAAGTTATTCATACTATAGTTAGGGAAGCGCAGGAACCAAGGATGGTTATTACACAAAACCTCTTCCAGAAAGTTAATCTTGAGACAGGTAGAAGTATTCAGATCGGGGCAATCGGTGCAATGCATGCATCGATTATTCCAGAAGGTGGAGTGTGGCCTACTGCTTCTCTTTCTCTCGATGATACTGGAGAAATGATCCAGCCCGTGATGGTACAGAAGCATGGTCTCATGCTTCCTGTTACTCATGAAGTTTTGGAAGAAGATCAGTGGGGAGTACTTAACATATGGCTTAGAGCAGCCGGGCGCGCTCTTGCTCGTCATAAAGAGCAGGAAGCAATGAAACTCCTCAATGAGATGGGGTATACGCTCTTTGATAATGCAAATCCTGATAATGCAGAATACGGATCTACATCTGGTAGAGACATAAATGGTGCCCAGAATGGCGCGATGACATTTAATGACATGATCCAGATGTATGGCTATCTGCTTATGAGAGGATTTGTTCCAGATACGATAGTTATGCATCCTCTTGCATGGATGGTATTTGCAACAGATCCACTTATGAGAGAGTTAGTCATGAAGAACGGTACTGTAGCAAGTCAGCCATTGCCAAACGGCGAACCTACACCAAGTTGGGGTTCTACTTTGCAGGGATTTGGCCCTAGATATACGGCTACCGGAACGGGCCCCGGCAATGGCCCCGATGATATCTATGGAAAGTTTGGTGCTTCAGCATATACTACGAGTCTCAATCCTCTTGGTGCAACATTCTACGCAAAACCTGATTATCTTCCAGTTCCTATCAAAGTTCTTGTAACTCCTTTTGCATACTTTAAACAGAATGCAGGTCTTGCCGGAACTCCAGCAGCTGGAGCAGCTGCTTCACACTTCACACGTGATTCTTGCGGATTCTAGCGCAACAGGTGTTCTTGTTCAGAAATCTCCGATTAGGACAGAAGAGTTTGACGATCCTAAGAGGGATATTAGAAACCTCAAGATTGGAGAAATCTACGGATTCGCAATTCTTGAACAGGGCAAGGGTGTCACAGTAGCAAGGAATGTTGTCCTCACCAAACACTACAACTTCGATAATGTTAATAGTGTTACACTTGCTCCTATTTCAGGTGTAACATTAGTTTCATAACTGATATATTCGTAAGGCCGAGGGTTATCAATAACCCTCGGCCAATCACAATAAACAAGGAGGTTACGTGGGATTAACAATAAACGGCAAAGAAGTCCGTGTTATTGTTTTAAATACGAATAATTCCGTATTTTTCAACGACGAGAAGAGTGGTGTATTCTTAAACGCGATGGCAGGCAAAATATACGAAATACTCGACCCAGAGTCCAAGAATGACTTTGAAACAATCAAGAATGCAATAAGACGTGGAATATTGCTTGGTTTTACTCCAGGTGGTAAAAACATAATCGAAAATGTTACAGCTCCATATGATGATGTAAGAAAGCTTATTCCTGGTATAGAACAAGAGTTAGGATTACTAAAGTTACAAAGCGATCAAAAAGCTACTAATAAAAATGACCATAAAGAGCAACATAGACGTATACACAAACGTAAAAATACCTCTTCCCTTGCGGAGGAACTTCTTAGCAAGCTTAGATCAGATGAGGTAAGGAATGTAGTTAAAACATTGAACGATATAGATTTGTTAAAGGAAATGATTGACTTAGAATTCAAAGGAAAAAGAAGGAAATCTATACTAAAGGCTCTACAGTCGAGACTAAACGTACTAATGAGCGGTAAGTCTGGCGAAGTTGTAGTTGAAAGAGTTGAAGAAGTTATTATAAAATAATATGGCATTTTTTAGCGTAAAAGCTACAGATCCAAAGAATTATTCTGCTAACTTTCCGATAAGCGGAACGATATATGTTACGTTCAGTAAGGACGTAGAACTAGAGTCCATTAACGATTTCACTGTTTACTTGACAGAAGATCGTGACGATATACATATTCCAATAGAACGTAATTATAATAGAGAAGAACTAACGTTAGAAGTTACTCCTAAATCATTCTTAGAATACGGAAAGACGTATACATTAACGCTAGTAGGTACTGCTAACTTCTCGTTACCTGTTGCGGACGACGTAGCAATTAAGAGTACAGATGGCGATGTATTATATCCGTCTTATTATTTGTACTTTAGAACAGAGGAATACGAAGAGCAAGAAGAGGAAGAACAAGAAGAAGCAATAGTAACTCCTGAAGAATATATAGAAGAGATAGAAACAACTACGTTTAAAGTCATAGGTGGCGCACCAGAAGACGGAGCATTCAATATAGACCTCAAAAAAGATTTTAATAATAGCATTTTTCTTTATCTTAATGATGATCTGGCGTCTGAGTATGTAGGAGCTTATTTAAACGGTGCTGTCCTAGGAGATGATTATTACGGAAATGTATCGGATCTATTGTATGACGCAATAGTAGTATACAGATCACACATTCTTTCATCTTCTATTGAAATAATAACTCCGTTAGAAATAGAGTATGTGGAATATTTAAAAGCAATTAAGGTAGTATTAAAAGACGAAGATGTATTACCAAATTACGAATATACAATAGTAGTAAGTAGAGGGGGAATTGCAGGAAAGAATTACGGGACGCTTGCATATGAGTTTAAGATGTCCTTTACTACATTGTATTCTCCTTTATATGTAGACCCAATGCTGATATTAATGGAAATTAGTGAGGCTGTTCCTAATATAGATATGGATTCGATATATAGAGTAATCGTCGAAGATTCGTTAGACGCAGCAGATAAAAATATTATTCCATTACCAACTACTAGCGGAATAATTACTTATTACAATGTACATCTTAACGAAAAACAGAAACAATATATTATATGTAAAGTAAAATATGATATTCTAAGAAACATTGCTTTAGGTAGGAGCTTTGGACAAGGAAGAAAGCGGCTTGGAGATTTTGAAGTAGCAGTAGATGTAGATCCTAGAGCATTATTGCCATTATTAGATAAATTTGAAGAATGCTGGACTGGCGCTCTAGTAGCGATGAAAATAGATAAGTTTGTAAAAGCACCTATCATTTCAAAAAATGATCCAAGAGCGCCGTGGCAGGTGTGGCCAGATAGAGGATACAGGCATACAGGAGGGTTTAGGAAGCAGCGGACAAATTGGACGTATCATGCTAGAAGAATAGAAGGTGAGGAATATTGAGCAGATACCATAGTTTTGATAGGTATAACAAATCGTTCTACTCTATAGGAGATAATAGAATAGACCTCCGCTCGGAATTTAAACAACTGTTAGAAAAATATGGACAATGGGTAATAGTAAGACACTCTCTAGGAATACCATCGGATACTTACGATGAATACTATAACGAGTCTGCTGTCGGAGCTGAGTATAAGTATGTTGATATCTTAACATTAGCAAGATTTACATACTATGGAATGCATTCTGGTAGAGGTGATTTGGAAGAGGAGATACCTGCGAACTTATTGACTCCACAACCTATTTTTTATATACCTAATGATGTACATATAACGGAGAAAGATATTATTTTTACATTAGTTGAGGAGAAGAGTTACGGTGACAAACCAGAAAAAATAGATCCAGTACGAGATTATAAAGAGAGATATGACGTTACATTAGTAGTACCTATGAGAGCAGATCTCGGAAGGATAGAATACTATGCAGTATATGTTAAGGGGAAGAAGTAATGAGTACAGTTTTAATAGATAGATATGTACTATCTGAACTTGTTAATCAGTGCTATGAGATAAATCGTACGAGATTGTCTGGCATAGCCGATGAATGGGACTTTTTTAGAATGGTCGGAGAAGTAGTGAGTGCACATCTAGGAGATAGAGTAGAGTATACACAGATTTATCCTGAATATTTACGAAGAAGATTGCATATGGATCCTGCAGAATTGACCAACCAACAACCATCAATGGGCATATTTAAGCCAGTTATTACTTATAGAGTATATAGAAAGCAGCCTTCATCTGGTTCTAGATTCTTTTCTGAAATTTCTGAATTAAGACCAAAAGAATTTGATGTAGTTCCGACAACCATAGAATACTACGGTAGAACAATTAGTGGAGTTATACAAGTAAGCATACAACATTTCGATGTACTTACTTACTTCGAAATATGGGCAGAAAAGAACGAAGAATTACAGAACTTAGTTAGAGACTTTGAAAGATTAATGCATATATACACTCCTATATTTATAAAAAATGGAATCGTTAGAATAGCATACTGGGAAGCGGAACAACCAAGGTCTGAGCTATATAGCGCGCAAGGAATAAATAATTATGTAGTTTCTTATGCCATAAGGGTACAACAGTTGACATTCAATACAGCACCTATCATTGAGAAAATAGTAGTAAATACATACTATGGTAGTTATGATAACTGAGCTAAGAGGAGGTAAATATGGAGATTAAATCAAAAATCCAGGACTACAACTTAAATGCAACTAGGAACGTTCCATATGATACGCGTTCTGTTCTTATTATAGGAACTGCAGCAGATGGGCCTGTAAACACTCCGGTACGCATAAATGATTTAAAGGACGCGAGGGAGATATTTGGATCTCCAAATGATGGGACGCTAGTAAAAGCTATCTATGAGGTATTCTATTCTACAAATGGAGTCAGACCTGACGTAAGAGCAGTCAGAATTGGTGGAGGAGCCTATGCTACATTACAGATAGATGAGAAGTCTACCGGAACTGGAAGAGAGGCTCCTACAAGTGGAATGTACGCATTAAAATTAGAAGCTCTTGTACCTGGAGAGATATACAATAATGTTACTATCAAAACGGCTATAGTGAATAACAGGCTGTCAATCGTTATTTACAATCCGAAAACTGGTGTAGAATCCGTATATACATACAGTCCGAATCCCGATACATCTGCCGATGTACATAGTGCTGTAGAATTGGCAAACATGATCAATAATGATACCAATCTCAATACTATTATAAGAGCTACAGTCCCTAATTTAGAAGCATACTACGAGATAGATCTCACTCAGAACATGACATCGTTAGTCGATGCATATGATACATCTGAGGGTATAGTGACTCTAACTCTGAGTGGTTTGCCTTACACAGATGGAATTATAGATAATACGAGAGATCCTTATGATGGTAGGAGTAAAAAGGCTCCAGCCACTGCTTTAGATAAAATAAGGACTCTTAGTAGAGTATATGAGTTAGCAATAGCAAACCAGTTAATAGATGGAGAAGGGGCTAGTAGTTTTCAATTGTTAGGTCCAGTTCTTGCTCTTGATACTACTGTTAATCCTATTCTGCCTCTTGATGCAGATCTTACGGATGCGACACATAAACAATATAGTGAATTCAGGCAAATTATAAGGAGGAAATATGTAGGTACCGTATCTGATGCAAGTACATTTTCTGGTACCATGAAGATGGATCTCTACCTTCCTCCTAATGTTTCTGAAACAGGTTCTAATGATTGGCTTGGAGATTACGTATCTGGAGTAGATATGCCTGATTGGTATGAATCACATGTAGATTACGTATATGATGATTCAAGAGATCTCGTAATAGTTTATGTAAAAAGAGGAGATACGTTCCAGCCAATTAACGATCTTCTAGGAATAGATGACAGAACAAGTATATACTCTTTGTCTTGGGATTATAACGAACGTAAACTTACAATAACATTTGAATCTTTTGTTAAGAATCATCTTGAAGATGGAGATGAGATATACATTGACATAGATACGGTGGTTGGCGTTCTGACCAAGGTAGATAGCATTGGGGCGGTTAAAAACGCAGATGACTTTACGAAATACTTTGTGGCAGGAAATACTATATATTTTGGTGATCCGCTTCCATCACCTATAACTATAACATATTCATATAAGCGTGAATATGAGGTAGGATCTGATGTTGAATTAGCTGACCCCAAATCCGGAAAATTAAGATTTATCAATACGTTTATGCAACCAGGATTCTATAACGTAGACCCATATAAGGATACTACGTATACTGAACTCATATGTCACGGAATTACACTCAGGGTTGTAGAAGCTACGGGTTTGTCCGATTACCTGGAGGCGGAAAGTCATCCATATGCTAATAGCGGTAGTAAAGTAGCATCTACTGCTGCACTAATGAGAGGGGGATATGCAGATAGGGATAGACCCCCAGTTACGAGAAAACCACCTGAAATTCCGGATGCACAGAGTTGTTATTATGTTACCCATAGTACCAGTGTTCTGAAATTTCCTATGTGGTTGGGATTGGAATATACATATGAACCTGAGGAAATGGATCTTACGAGTGCTATGTCACTTTCTGGTGGGTCTAATGGAACAAATCTCTCTACAGAAACTATGTACAGGGAATTACAGAAGACATTTGAATCCCTCGTGAACTTTCCTGCCGATATCGTTACCTTAACTGGTGCATATTTCGATGACTATGTTAAAGTGTTTAACGAATATACCGGCGTTGAGGAATACAAAAATGCAGGTATACATAAACTGTTTGCAGAGTATTTGTATAATCTTTCCCAAAATGTATCCGAGACAATAGGAGTAATGGCTTTAAGACCACTGACGGGAAATCTTACTGCTAAGTCAATAAATGAATACTATGAAAGACTCATAGAAGTAAAATATAGCGATCCAACTAGACCGGCAAATGTTATGGCGGCAACTGGCGATTACAAGACAAAACATCTCGTAGTTACAGCATTTGAGCCTATAGTGAACTATCCTGTATCAACGGTTCCATATAGTACAACCGGTGAGGCCATCTACACTGGAATACTTATGTCTCTGAAACCTAACGAGACTCCTATTAATCAGAGATTGAAAGTACAGGGCATGAGGTATCTCTTTACAAATGAACAGCTTATTAAACTTGCTGAAAAGAGGTATACAGTAGTAAAGTTCTTACCAAACTTCGGATTTAGAATAGCAGCAGATCCAACTCTTGCTCCATACGGATCAGACTACTCTATGTTGTCTACGCTTATGGAAGTATTCGAAGTTTCAAATGGTATAAGAAATCTTGCTCAGAGATACCTCGGTAGTAAAAATACCGAAGCTATTAGAACTTCATTGCAGCAACAGATTGACAAATATCTAGCGAATGTTGTTAATGCAGGTGTCGTAAGTAGAGCATATGCAGTTGTAAGGACAGATTCCAATAAGATAATACTTGGCGAGCTCGATATAGATCTTACAATAGTACCTGCATTTGAGATCAGAACTATAACGATAAATATAAAAGTAACGGCTGGCTAAAGTAGGTTACGTACAATTACTAATAATTAACGTAAGCGCAGGGTTGCTAATCCCTGCGCTTTTTGTTATAATAGAGATGAAGATGGCATGAAGCCATCTTCATGTACAAACTTAGAAAAGGAGGTGTCACCATGGCCAGTAATTTTGGAGGACTTGGAATCGACGGTAACGTCAGCGACGTAGCAAGAAGCTATACGTCGTTTGGCGGAGCGGACATTAATCTGATTATCGGAACATACCTTCTGGGTAACGCACAAGGTATTTCTTTTTCGGTTACTCGTGAAGTTCGCGACCCTGTGTGGTAACATACAGAGGAAAAAGGCGGCTTCTACGGTGAAGGCCAATGAGCTAACGCCGTACCGTATCTCGCGTACTGGAAATCAGTACGGTCTGACGAGCGGTCTACAGACTTTGTTCTTGAACTCCGAAAAGAGGAGGTTTCTATGAGCAACAACGCAAAACGCGTTAAAATTATTAATTACGTAAGAGATCACTACAAAAAAATGACTAACACTCAGTTAGCGAAAAAGCTTAACGTACCTGTCTCTTTTATACAAGAGATAAAAGCTAAGCATGGTTTCGTAAGTAGATCTCCATGGACTGAAGACGAAATACGACTGCTAAAAGAGAACTATAGTACGAACCCTGCCGTATTTGATCTATTTCCTGACAGAACAAAGCAGGCAGTTATGACAAAGGCAGCAGAATTAGGACTAAAAAGAGAAGTTAATGTTCGCAAGTACACATACGATGAACATGTATTCGATACAATTAACAAGAGATCTGCGTCCTTGCTTGGCATAACTGCTGCAAAAGCATATATATACGTAAGGTTAAATAGAATTGAATACAGAACTGATCATGCTAGAAGAGATGCATTACAGCTCATAAAAACGTTGTATGAAACAAATATGCCTATATATACATATGAACAATACATAGCTCTTGTCATCAGATATCCAGAATTAATAAGCAAAGTTGTAGAATTGTTGAAAGTAGGCAAAGAAGAGAGTCCTGATATACCGGATGAGTTCCTAAAGGATTTTGTTGTAGGGTATCTTGTTCTAGGAGGTAAGATAGCGTATAAGACTCCAAGGGTTAGATTTTCTGGACATGACAAATATATGAAGTTAATAGAACGATATATGGATAGTATAGGAGTAAAAGGTATCAAAACCGAAGAAGATGTAGATAAAGTTTCGCTTGTTATAAACGGAGATGATGCACTTAAAATGCTAGAATATATAATGAAGAATAGTTATGAAATGGTAGATTCGTATACTCTTACAAGATACAATTTGTTGCTCAAACATAGCAGTAACTCTGCTAACGCCGCCCTCCACGAAGATGTGGATGAAGAAATAGTCGATGGCAATAAGCCACGGAAAAAGCCCCAATCTATGTCCTCGGTGCTGTCAACCCCCTCAGCTTCAGTAGGGGCAAGCGTAGGTAGCGATTCTGCGCTTGTAAAAGGAGCTCAAAACGGTGAAACTATCAATAATGGAACTACAGTAGACGTAGAATCTATTATTGATACAACACCGTGGGTAAGTCATCTGGTAACAGATGAATCCCGTAACGACTCAGTATCTATACTCGAACATAATAAACACTTCTTCCCTAGAAACATGTCTCAACATGAGAAAAGAGCAATCTTGATATTTCTATTGAGGCATTTGTATGACAAGTATGGTAAAGTAACATGTCGGATGTTAAAAGACCTAATACCTAATAAGAATCTAAGTAGGGTATATGAGCGTACTTTTGGATCGTTTAATAATGCGTTACAAGCAGCAGGTATACCAATAAATAAACATCATAACTATACAGATGAATATCTGCTAGGACAACTAAGGAAGTTCTATAACGAACACGGATTTATAACATATGATTTCTTCAATGATAACAAAGACTATCCGTCTGCAAGTACGATTGAAGAAAGGTTTGGCTCATGGTCAAACGCTCTACGTATGGCGGATATTCCTGTAGAGAGAACTGGAGCATATTTCGGGAAAACGTGCGTAGCATTAGACGGGCATCTTTGTGACTCTATAGGAGAGCGCGTTATAGATGATCTACTATACAACAACAATATTAGGCATGTTTTACACTA